AAGATTTTTTTCTCTATAGCGAAATGCATTCAATGAAAACATGATTAATATATAAAATAAACCTATTTACATACTGATTGCAGTAGATTATTAATGGATATCAGCCTAAATAAAACAACTATTGATATTTAAAAGTAATAAGAAATATAATTAATAGTATGATTAACGTTAATTAATATTTATATTTATTTAGCAATAGTTTTTCTTTTAAGCATTGCTATTAAGCATTTGTTCTGAAAACTGAACATTGCTCTTATACGAGGTGTCAGTTTTCCCTCTTTAGAACAAGCTAAGAGGGAAAAAAGCGGAGGTTTTTTCATTTTCACGGCTTTTAAAAGCCTTTTTTTGACGTCTAAGGGGCGCATTAGTTCCTACATACGCTAACGCTATTCCGTCACACGACGGCAAGCCGTTGCGCCTTTACCGCTAACGCTCTAATGTGCTAGACGCTATGGGAGGCATTTAAAAATGCCCCCTATACCCCCAAAATAAAATAACTCCACGTTTCACAACGTAGAGTTAAGAAAGCATAAATAATTAAATTTACATAGACATAAGACAAGTTAATGTGTTATATTTGCAAATAAATTACAAATGTTTAAATAATAAATTAAAAAAGCGAAGTATGAATTTTAATTTTGATTTTATAGAATGTGATGATAAGTGGACTAAGAGAATACTAACAATAGTATTCACTATAATAGCAATTAAATTAACGTTCGTACTTATAGGGTTACTTATTTTTTGTATTTATATACTAGCTACCTCATAAAAAATCCCATAGGATTTAAGAAACCACCTGCAATACCTGCAAGGGAAGAAAGACCTTGAGGAGTAAAAAAGTTATTAGTATAAGTATTAAACGGATTCATTATAGAAAGAGACGGATAAGTGTGTTTCTTTAACATATTATCCAATTTAAGTCCTTGAGATTGTCTATCTAATAAATCTCCTTGTGAAGCTAAATTAGATAAATCAAATAAGAATCTTTGCTGTGCGTGACCATTCTGTGTATTAATATATTGAGTATTTGCATATATATTATCTTGTGTAAATCTTTGGGTTAATGCTTGCATTCTAGCTAAAAAAGCATTAGAATTATTCAAAAATATTTGAGATTGAAGTTGTCTAAATTGCATTTTTAGAATTTTCAAAGCTTCTGAATAATATCCATTATCCAAATTATATTCTTTAATTTTATTGTCTAAATCAATAGATTTACCTTGACTTGCTAATACTGAAATTTCTTTTACTAATTTCTCTACAGATTTCATAGAACCACGAGAAATACCTAAAGCATTAGCTTGCGCTAACGTCATTGGAGAGCCGTCGGGGTTCGTTTGTGGAACTCCATTTACATCTGTATATTGCAATTGGTCTAGTTTATTCATCATATCCTGATGAAATTTAACAGAGTCATTCATATTAGCTACCGAATTAGCCTGTTTGTATTGTGCCAAAGACATTGCACCGAGAACACCTCCATTACCTCCGGTTTGTTGGTTCATATAAGCATCTGCCAAATAATTACGGGTAAATTCTTGATTTTTATTTTTATAATCCTGCATCGCTCCTAATACTTGTGAAAAGGAGTTACCCATATTCGCTATACCTTGACCTAGAGAATTATCGTAACCACTAGGCATATTTTCAGAGGGAGGACTGCCTGCCGAATTGCTTGCTACACTTTGTGCGCTTGCTTGTCCATTGTATAAGTAGGGGTTATATCCTGCTTTTTCTATTCGTGCTCTTACGTTACTTTCGTCTTGCCATTCGAAATTCTGTTGATTTATTTTGTCGTTATACTTTTGTTGTTCGTTTAAGAAATACTTTTGTGTTTCGAAATTAAATCTATTTTGTTGTTGTTGTTTTACCCAACTATTAGAAGAGTTTACAGCTCCACCGAAGAGAGAACCGGCTGCACTTACTAAAGCTGCACCTACTGCGGGAGCAATATTTTTTTGTTTAGTAATTAAAGGCGATAAGCCTAATTTATTACTTATTACATTTTGTACTATCATAGCTATTAAAGTTTAAAAGAGTAGGGGAGGTTTCTCCCTTACTCAATTGTTTGTTATTCTGCCGAATTATTTCCAGGTTCTGCCGATACATTTGCACCAGGTTCTGTATTAGCTGTGGTTGTTTCTGTTCCATTCTGCATACTTGTTACTTCTGCATAACTTGCTACTGCACTAGCATACTTATCCATATCTGTTAAAGTCTGATTTTTTCTGCTAGGCGTTGTAGCCATTATGGTTTCATCATCTAATCCTTTGTTACTTCTGTCTGTAGGTACTTTCTGCATCATACTAGCATATTTCTCTTTGTCTAGCTGACTAGCTGTAGGAGAGATTAAAGTATTTACTGCACTTGTAGGATTATGTGTTACATTGTCAATAGGAAATAATACATCTACTACTTTGTTTATTTCAGCGTTAAAAGCTGGTAGTTCTGTATTTTCTGTGGTTGGTTGTTCCATTGCTTCGAGTTCTTCCTCTGTCATATATGGGAAGAAGATATTAAAACTATGCATATTATTTTCCTTTCTTTTTTTATTATACACGTGGCATGCCGTCTACTGTCATGTCTGAAACTTTTAGGATGTTGAAATAACATTCTCCATAGAATTGATCTGTTAGTTCTGTTCCATTATAGTCAACTGCGAAGACTGAATCTAACCAATGTGGGTTAATTTTTAAACTACTAATATTAAAGGTGTGGAGGAAATCGTTTGCACGAGCTCTACCTATACTCCAAAAAGAGAGAGGTTCTCCGTTTGCGAATTGTCCATGATTTGTATCTAAGGCTGTTTTGTATTCTGAATAACGAGGTTGCCAACCAAAAGCGGGAGATTTTGAGCCAGTAGGAGAATTTAAATTACCTTCAGCGTATTTCCATGAAATCTCCTTACAAAATAAAGGTTGCATACCGAGGTCTTCAAATTCAGGTATAAAGAAATCACCTCTTTGTATTTTTTGTACGAATGGGTCTATTTTTGTAGAATCATATTGTACATCGGGTACTACTGAATACATACACATAAGAATTCCATGTTCTCTAGCATCGTATTTTATTTGGCCGTTACCACTTCCTGTAGCTTTGCCGGTTGTACGTCCGAGGTATCCTCCGAATTTAGTATCTTTTGTACCGGTTACTGTTGTACCACTTGTTTGGGTTACATCACCAACTTGCATATTTGAGTCAAATCCACCTAAGTACTCACATTTTCCGTCTCTACCTTCATCAACTGAAATACCGAAATGTGCTTCAATCTGTTCTTTATAGGTTTTTCCTGCTCTCATAGTTATAGAAGCGAGTTTATCAAGAGCGAAAGCGTTGCGAATATCATTTACTGATATATTATTAGCACCATTATTATTATCTATTTCTACTCTATATTTATCAGAATCTACACGAATATCAGAGAAACCAGGACCTAAACCATGACTAAAATTTTCAACAGAGAAAAGAGGAGTAGGGCGTAAGTTTGTATAAATATCTTTACCTGCGTTGCGATAACGAAGAGTAAACCAATCGTAATCCCATGGTTCGTTAGAAACTACGGCTTTCATTTTTCCACTTTGCCCGAAGAAGTCAGCGTTAAAAGATTCTATTTGGAAATCTTCATAAGTTGAATTTCTATAGTGGTCTGAATATATTTTTTGATAGGCGAGGGCACGGAAAGGAGTGACGTTACCTAAGTCTTTTTTTGTTTTCTCGGGAATGTCTGTATAGGCTGTACCTGAACTATTTGAGTATTTTCCATAGCCTAAAAGGTCTAGCATTCTGAATACACCATTTTTTTTGGGGAATCCATGAATATCTTTATCTGTTTTAGCGTTTATGAATTTTACAAAGTCTTGAATACTGAAGTTAGGGCAATTTTCAAGTACTTTATTTTTAAAAGAGTACATGTAAGAGGTTTTATAATCACTCATACCGGTAATAAATTGGTCAAATCCACTCCAAAGTTGCTTATAAGGCACGAAGAAGAATTCATATACACCACGCATAGATACGAAAGCGGCACTATTCATAGGTAGTGTGCGCATAAAATCACTAGCGTTAATTTCCACATGGTCGTGTGGCATAAGGTCTAACGATAAGACAGGGAGGAGAGCACCAGCGGGGGCGGTGAATAAATGTCTTTGAGATAAATCGAAAGCGTTGCGAGGTCTGTTCGCTTTGCTTGGTCTAATTAAAGGTACTTTTGAAAGTGACATAATTAATTGATTTTTAAATTATTATACATTTTTGTTATAGAATTAATCCATAACACGTTCATTATTTATAATTGTATTATTTAGTTTTTTAGACTTGTTTCTTCTATCTAGTCTGTTTTTCTGTTCTTCCATATATTGTTCAAATACTTTTGTATTTCTAGCGGAATATTCTTCACCATATTTTTTGTGGTCGAAACTTCCAAACTCATTGTAAGGGGTTACCCAATACTGAAAAGATGTATTAAAGATGTAGTTTATATAAGGTCTTAAACGTTCTTCTCTTGCATTTTCTGTGTCGAAAGAGAGATTTACACCATGGGGTGTATATTTTTTGACCTTTGGTATTGCATACTTAAGCACTGGGAATACTTCTAACTCAGCGGGATAATATCCGACTTCATCTATTAAATTATTAAACTTATTATAGAACTCACGTAGCCTATCTTGTTCATATAGATATAGATAGCGGTCAAACACAATAAGATAAGCACGAGTAAAACCACCGAGGTAACTATATCGAATAGGGTTAAGTTCTTGAGATAGTTTATAAACATTTTTGCTACTATACCAATTCTGGTCTTTATCCATTTCAAGTCTATTATACTCTTCAACTTTATTAGTAGCGCACCAATTACGGAAATAATCTGAACGATTTTTTCGAAGATAACGAGAGAGATTAACTCTATCAAAGCTAATATTATTTTTAATAGCATAATTTATAAGTTTTACGTTTATATATTCTTTCCACTCTGTGAGGTGTTTAGTATAGAAGTTATAAGTGTTATATTTTGTATCAAGAGATAACTCGTTAAATCTGTAACACTTGCGGAACACGGAATAAAGTGAATCTTTGGATATTCGAAGATTAGCTTTTGTTTCAACTCCATTTTTTGTAAATATTGTTCTATCTTGTCTAATAATTCCTTGGTCGATAAGTGTGAATGTTTCTTCTCTGCTAGCTTTGAATTCACCGATAACAGGGTTTTTAGATTGAAGATGGAACGGCATTGAACAGCGTTCTTGTAGCATTTTTGGTAGACCCATATTGCCTGACACATATTCTGCAACATATTTCGCTGTATTTGGATTGCAGTATTTGATGTACTTCTCGGTACGCCAAGTATCCGCAAATGGCGTAAACGTATATTTATTAAATGTACCGGGTTCTTTTTCGAAAAGACCCCAGGACTCAACAATGAGATTTTTAATCTGAGTGCCGAGTTCTTTGGAATCAAAGAAGATAATACCATGGTAGTGTGGACGTTTGGTAACTGGTCCATACTCTGATGAGATGTAGTAGCGAATTTTTTTGTCATTGTCTGAAAGATTTAAATTATCGATTTTTTTGCGTAAACGTTTGAGAAAGTTCTGTATGTCCTTTTTGCAGACAACAGCGAATTGAACATCTTTTTTTGCTTTCTGCTCGTTTTTCTCTATTTCAGGAATTGTAGTATCATCATTATATCGATACTTATGGTCTAATCCTTTAGAATTATAGGGGGTAGAATCAAACATTTTTGAAGTTCTACCAATATGTTTAAACTGCGTTTTGCCTTTTTTGTCCTTGAACATTTCCATACGTGGAATAAACTCATTATTGTATGTTAGTGTAAAAAATACACTATATATATGTTGTTCGATTTCTTTACGAACTCTTTGAGATTGTGAACTAGCTTTTACATTCATGCAGTACTCGCATTTTTTGCAAGGTACTGATTCATAAGCATTAGTATATTTGTTGAATATAATACTTGGATGAAGACAACCGAATAAATTTTCGGTTAATTGAAATTCTTTATCTGAAAAAGATTGTTTATCGGTTAAATTATTCAGCATAGAGTAAATGGCATTTATCTGTTAGTTTTACTTCAAAGTGCTCAGGATGATTAGAACATATAAAGCTGGTAAAATGTCCTGAGCCACTAAAATTAACCACACACCAACTACAATCACCACAAGTAAGAGTGTAATTACATATTTCATTGAAATTTTGCGACATATCAAAGTTCATGCCACAAATATAGAACTTTTAGCCTAAATTGCAATATAATTAATATTATGATAAATAGGCATTTTTATAAATAATATTCTGATTTAATATCTTCTTCTATTCAGTTTAAATGGTTATTCTTTGGTAAACAAGAGTTATTCTCTTTTCTTACCAAAGTT